CTCGGGGTTTCTTTGAGTTTGATAGTTTTGTTGATTGTTGGTTTCTAAATCAACGTTAGAATAAAGAAATAAGGTTTTAAGTCGTGAAAAATAAAAGCTTATGTTGGGGCGTTCAACAATTGCCATACAGCATGTTGAGGACATCCCAGAAGTCCGCCAAACGAAAAATCGTCCCCGACACTCCGGTAAATATCAATTGTGCTACCAATAAAGGCATCACAAGTAATGGTCACTTGGGGTATAGGGTACACAATAGATCGCATAGAGAGAGAGTTGGTATTACCGTAATTAGTTGGGACAGAGTGTCCAGAATTATAGAACGGTACTTGAAATTCGATTACACCTTCCTTATCTAAAAAGATAGGGATGGCATCCTCGACAAAGCCAATTTGATAAGTGGTGCTACCAATTGTAGTGGCAGCGACATCAAAGACCGGTTGAACGGGCCCTGATGTTAGCAGCAACGTCACGCCATTTGTGTTAGCGGGAGTAGCTACTTGCATAGCAGGAGAATCAGCTCCTAATGAATCTTGCGTGAAAGTGTTAATATAAACATTGATAGGCAATGAAGGGTCAAAATTTGCGCCCTTCTTTGTAATAACCAAGCGATAGCGTATAGAACCACGGAAGAAAGCATACATAGAGTATAGATTCGAAAACATATCAGGTATTTGATTAATAACTGTAGTGCCATAAGTGTAAATGTTAGAGTAAGATGGTTTTTGGTTGTTAGCTGTAGTAGCTGTAATTGTTCCAGTAGCTGGAAGCACAGGTGCCCAGGGGAAAAGCGTGAAAGCCTTTCCAGATTGTCCGGGCAGCGTAGCTGTAGCTGCTTGAGCATTTAAGGTGATACTGCCAAGTTTCGAATTCCTTTTAAGTAGATTCCGAAGAGATAAAGCCGCCTCGCCAACGCATAAACCATGTTCCATAAGATTAATAGTCGATCCCGTAATTTCACTGCTTTGCTTTTCCTTCACAATCATAGGCTTTGATCCAACCTGCGCAATGTTGGGTATTCCGTAAGGAAGTGCCCGTGGTCGTACAGGTGTGACAAATGAAGCCTCTCTCATACTCACCTCCATTAAGACTTCGACAGTACTGGAAACAGTTGAAGAAGCGATAAGTGGGTTAAGAACTGTAATAGATACAGTACCAGTGGCAGAATTCCGGATGTCCGATGATGCAAGAGCATTGTCCATGTCGTAATTTGTAAAGAGAAAAGGTCGTGTAGATACAAAAGGTACCTCCAAAGTGTAGTCGGTACTTAAAGATAAGTCCAACTCGAATACGTAATTGTAAGCAGGTTGTAATTGATTACGTGCTGAATCAGCATAGTCATAAGGTCGGTAAGCGATTAGCAAACGTCCCGAATGAAATTGCGTTTTCACCACCTTAAAAGTATAAACCATGTTTCCTCTCCACATAGAATACATAGTCGCAACTTTAGCACACAGAGGCATGCTAGTAGTACGCACCCAAGCATTAGGTATCTTAACGTCAATTTGTTGAGAATGTAGGGGGCCAACGGGGATTTGAAAGATTTGTGTGTCAGCAACTTGAGTGTCAACCCAGTTAAAAGAACGGGAGTAACACGGTCTAGCTGCAATATAGTCCAGTCTCATCTCGTCCTCATCAGTTCCACTCCATCCTGAAACATTCGTCAAAGCGTTATTTGCAGTCAAAGCCAGGTTATGGCTAGTGTCCGCACCGTCTCCATTCAAAAAAAAACGTGTTGGTGATTGCTTCATAGGCGAAGTCACACTCTCCACTGTAGGCTTAGAAAAACCCAAAGCTTTAAGAATAAACTCAGCCCCATCTGCAAGCACCCCCATGGGAGCACTTAGCCACCCCAATCCAACATAAGGTAGTACCTTGGCAATGCCTCGGCCTATCTCTCCTGTTGCACTGGAGATTGCGCCAGTTTTCTCCATCTTTTTAATCTCGGCTCCCATTTGCGCGTAGTTGGTAGTCAACGGCGCGCTAGTAACGAACCGGATATCTATGTCCTCAAACCAAGCTAAAACGGTGTAAGTGCAAGAAGTGGTCGTCTGTGAAGATAATTTAGAATAAACAGAAAGTACTATTTGTCCAAAAGAACCTTGACCGGTGGCCAGATTAAAAGAAGCGTAGGGTCCCGTAAACGGGACGGCCAACTCCATAGCAGTGGAATTAGCTAAATTTAAAGATACATTGCGGCATCCTGTAGCAGCAGTCAAATCAGTGACCGTAGCTGAAGAATACCACGCAGTATGTGAATTCATGTATTCTGAATAAGGTATATAGTGTGCAACCAACGCGCCCGCCTGGGTGGGGACGCTATTGACTTGTACTCTGTAATGAACTGTAGCTTTGAAAGAAAGCAAACCGTCCAATTTGGCAGTGTTGTTTGTTAGTGCGCCAAATAAAACCTTGGGGAATACACTAGTAGATAGTACAGTGCCTTTGTTAGAGGCAGAGGACCACACACCTTGTACAATAGGTATGGGCCTTGAAAGAAAATTTTTGATTCCATGTTCGTCCTTGCTACCAATGCAGCGGTCCAAGTATGATGCCGGTAAGGGCACAAGGGCTGCTGCGTTGGTGTCAAGAATTACTTCTCCTTGTTCTTTGATCGTAAATGTGTCATGTGTTTCGTTTGTCGTCGTTGATAAGATATCAGAATTTGTGTTAAATTGTTCAGTAAGCTAGGTATTTAGGGGGGTTGATAGCTCAATCAAACCTCCCAACCGAATTTCCCTTGGTTTTTGTGGGGCTGCCACAGGTGAACCTAGGGTATAAGCATAAATATGCCCACCTCGTTCGTCAGCAGCAGTACAGCTCTCCTTGTTAGATTCGGATTTTTGCCGGGGAGCAGTAAGATCACACTGACGAGATACAAACACTGAGCCACCAAAAAAAGGTTCCAAATATTTTGAATAAGGCATCAATCTAAATCGATTGATACCCAATTCATAACATTTTTTACTAATTCTGGCGGTCCAGTCGTCGAATACACCTTGCGGGTGCATTGCTAGTTCCTTAAAAACATCGGTTACAGCGTCGGATTGCTCCTCCACTGTTCCCACATGCTTGTTAGTCGTCCAATTCAACATATCTATCCTACTCTCCAAGGGAGCAGGACAAAGGTACGTTGAAATCGGACGCCCATCAAGCGTGTTCAACGCAAACCTCCTTTTCAGGAAGCTCACGTCTAAAATCGACTTCGGTGTGTCGTAGTCAGTTCCCTTATCAGCTGTCGTGTATATCATACCAAAACTCGCAAATGCTTCAACAAGATTTCTCATATTGAAGAAGTCGCGAATTTCGGAACGAATAGACAAGACATTGTCATCGCCATATGTTATGACGCGGACAAGTGCTTCAAAGTGTTTCAAGTCGTTGTAAGCGGGCTTATATTTTTTTGCTAAATATAAGTACGCTGCGCGGAATGCGCACAAACCGTAGAGAGAATTATTCTCTGCAGTCGGCACGAACCCCGCTGGTGTTCCATTGGTTGTTTGGTAGATAGTACCTTGATTGTAGCGAATTGCGCATGATGCATATTCCCACAACCTTTGGCGTATCTTCCGGTCGTTGTCGGTATAATTCGAGTCATACACTTTATAGATTTCATTGAATAGGCGAAAATTCACCCATGTCAAATCATCCATCAAGCGATCACTAAAATCAGTCATATCTCCGTCAATCATCTCATCTGAGGCTCCGCGTAGAAAAGTCGCTAAACTATTCCATTCAGGTCCCCAGACGTTGATGCCGACGGCGATGCCGTTGTAAATCCGCCCGTATCTCAAATGGGCCAATGCAGCCATATAGTACTTCCTAAAAAGTATATTGTAATGCATTGGTCCATTCGAGATAAGGCGGGTCTTTCCAGCATCAAACTTCGCATGGGATCGACGCTCGTCTTTCAACGTGTCGACCCAGATTACCTCATGTGGTCGATCCTCAAGAAGATCGGACTCAAAGCGTTCGACGTCTCTTCTGAGTTCTAATGATTGGGGGGTTGTAAAATCCCAATCATCAGAACCCATCCAAAACGTCTTGCCTTTGTGTCCTCTCTTCCGAGAATCAAGCACATAAGGAAATCCAGGGGATGTCAGACGATTTATTGGTTGAAACAACAAATCGCCTTCTATCCCCTTCACTGATTCCTCGTAAGTCAATAGTCTAATGGTCGGGGCATCTTCATCTCTAGGTAAGATGAGACTCCGCATACTCATTTCTATTTCTTCTATCGTTCCCTTAGTAAGGTAACCACATTCACGTCCTTGCTTTGCAGCAGCTTCGCGAAGTGGGTCCCTGACTACTTCCACGCCATCGACTACTTGTTTCCAAGGCCGTAGGCGGGCGGGTCGCGTTAG